AAAGCTCCATGGTTGCATTCCGACCCATGACGAGCGAAACGTCACGAGGTCCGAACTTGACGAAATACACAGACGACGCGGTGTCAGCGGTGGTGCCGGTGGCATCCAAGATCCGGCCAGAGTCAACGAAGCTCACGAGGCCAGGGAAGCCGGAAGCGGAGCCAAGAGCGGTTGTGCCGTAGAAAATCTGAGTGCCGATTTTGCGGAGCGCGGCCTCCATCACGCCAGCGGCTTCAGTGGCTTTGATGTCGCTGGCTGGGCCGTTTTCGGGGGCGTCCAGAACGGTCTTCCAGACCTCAATCCGACCGCCGAGGACAGCGCAATCAAAACGCTTGTTGTCAAAGGTGGATTTGCTGCCAGGAATGCCTTGGGAAGCGGCGATAAAGTCAACGGTGGGCAAACCACTGCGGACCAGAGTTTTGAAACCTGTGCCTTCCACGGGACGAACCGGGAAAAGGGCCATTTCAGGAGTTGCGGCGATGGACTCTTCGACGAGTCCAACGATAGCGTCGGAGCCATTGCTCTTTGCTACGTCGAGTAGTGTGATATTAGCCATAAATTTGGTCGGTTAGATTGGTTTGGATTATTTGGTCTTTTTGGCGAAAGCGGCGGCGACTCGGGCGAGTCCAGAAAGGGGCTTGTCGGTTGATCCCTTGGTTTCGTTGCCGTCAATTGGCAGCGGTTCCGGTTGGCCGACAGCCGCGAGCATTTCCGTTGCGGTTTTGCCTGCGGACGCCTTGGCGGTTTCGACTTCGGTTTTGAGGGTGGCGATTTGAGCCGTGAAGTTCACGATTTCTCCTTCAAGCGTGGTGATCTTTGCAGTGAATTCAGCAGTCTCTTTTTGCAGCGTGGCGTTTGCCTCAGAAAGCGAAGACAGCTCGGTGATCCGGTCGTTAGCGGCGGTTAGATCAGCGCGAAGAGAATCGTTTTCGAGGATGGAGGCTTCCAGTTTTGAAACCTCATCATTGCCGGGAAATAGTTTGGAGAGCAGGCTCATGCCGATTGAAGTCGTGTTTTCCGCGCGAATGTCAAACTCGGCTGCGTTTTCGGCTTTTACCTTTCCGTCTTTCAGGACCGATTGAACGAATCCATACCCCTTCGCCTCATCCGCCGTCATCCATGTCTCGGCGAGCATCAGGTTACGGATTGCTTTCACATCGCCACCGGTTCTGTCTGCGTAGATTCCCGCGAGTTCCGAGCTGATGCCTTCTAATAGCTCGGCGTTTTTCCGCATTACGCGGGCGTCACCATAGGCCATCGTTGAAGCCTCATGGATCATCACTCGGCTTCCGTGCGTCATTTGCCGAACGTCGCCAGCCATGAGAATCACGCTGCCCATGGATGCTGCTTGACCTACGATTAGAGCCGTGACCTTTACGCCACGCTCACGCATTGCAAGAATGGTTAGAACAACAGCTTGGCAGTGGCAGACACTCCAGACATGTTACCAGTTCCGCCAGCAGCAACGAATTTCACGTTAACATAGCGCGGGCAGTTGGAAGGAAGTCGGAAGCGGATCTTTTGCTCTGCAACAGTCGAGCCTGTGCCAGTGGTGATCTGGACGAGGTTCAAGCTAGTTGTTGGCGTGACAGCTGCACCGCCTTGGACGGTCATGGTCAGCGTGTCAGCGGATGGCAAAAGCGTTGATGTGAGCGAAGGAATGGTCACCTCCAGCTCAAAGTTTTCGCCTTTGTAAATATCGGCCCCGAGGTCGAAGTCGGCGCTTGTGACAGTGCCGTCTGCGGTTGGGAGGGCGCGGGTGATGGTCAGGTCAGTGTCCTGGATGTTTCGTGCAAATTCGTTAGCCATAATTTTAGGTTAGTTGATGGATTCAAGTAGCTCTTTGAGTTTCTCTTTACCAAGGCGGGCATCATAAACAACGCCCGCCTCGTCTAGCAATTCCTTCAGTTGATCCTTGGTAAGTTCGGGGATTTCAGCTTCTTCCGAGGTTTCAACCTCGATGTCGATGATGTCGCCTAATACTTCGGAACATTGACCGATTGCCTTTCCGATTGTGCAATTTCCGATTGAGAGACTGCCGTCAGCTTTCGCTAGATCGACAGTGCCGTTTTCGTTTTTGCTCATCAGAAAGACGATGCGGTCGCCGTCCGGTGAATGATAGATGTAATTTTTATTCATTGAGCCGTTAGGATTTAGCTGAGGGCTTCGGTGTTGATGATCGAATCGGTGACGATGATCGGGATTCCGAAAGCGGATGTTGGAACTTCTCCGATTGGAGTGTTTGATGCGGTCCCGCTGGTGTTGCTGGTAGCTGAAACGCTAAGTTGCAACTGGTAAGCGGAGCGGCGATTCATGAACAGCGCGTCAGGGCGTTTTCCGATAGGATACTTGCTCAGAAGTTGAGCAATAAGAGCCATAGTCAAGCCTTTGCCGGTATCTTCGGTTAAGTCGCGGATGCGGCCCACGGAATACACTGATCCAACTTGCAAGCCCACCCATGCGTTGAGGGATGCGACATGCGCGAGGTAGTCTTGACCGGCAGTGCCGTCATTGACCATTTGGTTAAACCAATCACCAAGCTCAAAAGCGTTGCCCGTTCCAAAGATCAACTGGCAATCTTGCGGTCCGAATTTCACTCCGTAAACGGATGATCCAGTTCCAGCGGATGTTCCGAGAGCGTCAACGGTTAGAGGCTCGGTGAGCGTGGCGGAATACGCAGCGTGAATCTCCTGCAAGCCTGGGAATCCCTTGGAATCCGTGCCAGTGCCGTAATAGATTTGCGATCCAAGTTCGATCATGGATTGAGCCATGACGCCGGATGCCTCAATGAGCTTCCATGCCTCGGGACCATCTTCGTAAGCACCTGCAACTGCAACGTCTGCGCGGACATTGCCCGAGAGGATGAAGGTTTCGATCAGGCGGTTTTCAAAGACGGACTTGGTGTAAGTCGTGCCTCCGTTAGCGTTACGGAATCCAACGCCGGGATAAGATTTGCGGACGCCGATTTTATAGGACGTTCCGCGAATCGTGCGGGCTGGAAATGCCATCACATCAGGTGCAACGGTTTGGTTTTCCTCGATCAAACCGACAACTGTGTCAGTGCCGTTGATCTTGGCGATATCTAGTAGATTTGCTTGTGGCATAAATTAGGTTAGTTAGATTTGGTTTTGGCAGCTTCGATAAGTCGAGCGAGGCCGAAAAGTTCAGGTTTTGCTTTTGACTCGACAACTTTTTCACTCAGGTTGAGTGGTTCGTTGTGACCGTTAGCGGCAAGTAGTTTGGCAGCAGCTTCGGAAATCTTGGATTCGGTGATTTCGTTGGATGCTTCAAGTTCGGTGATTTTAGCTTCAAGAGTTGGGATCTTGTCGGCTTTAGCTTTCAATTCGCGATTCTCAACTGCTAAGTTAGACGCTTCTTGCAAAGCCGATTCAGCGGTTGCAAGTTTGGATTTGAATTCAGAAATCTCCAAATCGTGCGCGGAAATCTGGTTTTCGAGAGCTTCGATGCGAGACTTTGCCTCAGCATCTGACGGGGATGTTAGTCTATCAAGAATGGACATGTCCGAATCCCTAACGGCTTTTTCCGACATTGCAAGCAATTTGTCTAACGAAGTTTGCTCTTTTCCATCGTTGGCATCAAAAATTGAATCGGCAAAGCCGTTTTCAACTGCTTCCGTGGCGTCCATCCAAGTCTCAGCCTTCATTAGCTCACGCACAAATTCAGGAGATTTGCCCACCTTTGCGCTGTAAAGTTTGGCAAGCTCGTTAGAAACCTCGTCAAGCATGTCGGCATTTTTTCGCATGTCATCGGAATTGCCGTAAGCCATGAGGGAAACGTCATGAATCATCATTTTTGCCTTAGCGTCCATCTTGATTTCATCCGCTGCCATGGCAATTACGCTGCCCATGGATGCTGCTTGGCCCACAATTAAAGCCGTGACTTTTACGCCACGCTCACGCATTGCGAGGATGGTTTTATAAGCCCGGTAGCCTTGTTTTACGCTTCCGCCTGGGGAGTTGATTGTGATCTCGACGGATTCTAGCGATTCTTCAGCGATTGCCGTAAAGTCTCCGATTTTTAGCTCATTTCTAACCGCATCGTCGCCGTAAAGCGTTGCAAGTTTGTCGATTAGAGAGTCCATCGAACTCTCGGTCACGGTGGAATCAAGCTTCACTTTGCCGGATCTGTTTTCAATTTTCAGGTGAGTCATCATCGTCAGGTTCTACGGTTTCAATTGTTTCAACCTCCTCTTTTGGAGGCTGCTCGTTAGGTGTGAGCATCATAAAATAGCGAGGGTCAATCTCGATTTGATACTTGGATTCCATCTCACGGCGTTTCAATTCACGCATTGCGATTTCTTCGCCGCGCTCGTTGAGGTGTTCCGCTAGGGATTTTCCTTCCTCTCCGATCAGATCAGTTTGGTTGAGGATACCCATCTTGAGCTTCTCGATTTTTTCCTTTGAGCTTCTGCCGTCGTCAATCGTTAGCGATGGAGGCTTAGTGAATCCCCATGCATACCAATCGGAGCTTTGCGGGATTCGTCCGCTAGACATTGCCCACGCAAGAGCGCGGGTGATCCTCCACTTGGCAATTTTATCAAGAATCGACTGGCGGTCTTTGACGGCGCGGACTGCCATGCCGATAGCATTGCGCTCTGCCGTGCCTCCACCTGAGCCGTTACCCTTCCAGCTCATAGCCATCGGCCAGTTGATCTGCTGGAACGCAAGACGCATCTGCATTTCGGTGAATTCGTGCCATGGATTGCCGGGGCGGAAGTTTTGATGCTGCTCCAACTTTTCGCCAGCGCCAGCCTTGGCATACATGATGCGCCCACCGTCCAACGTCTTAATTGCCAACTCTCCGCATTCGCTAGGCGGAACGTAATCCGGCTCATCAACATCCGGCCCACCGCTCTCGTTGTGGATCGTGTAGTTCAGCGACGACATGGAAAGCAGATTCATCCGCTCCCACTCCTCGGATTGTAAAACGTCTCTCAGATTGTTAAGAGTCGCGTAAAATAACGGCAAACCGCGCTTTTGTTCCGGCCAAGCCTTGTCAAACGTGTGCTTGATAAACGCAGCGTCGATGAATTTTTCATGGACACCCTCGGCATCGACGAACGAATAAGCCACGGGTTTTCCAGTGTCTGCCCAATAAACGATTCCATCCTCGTGATAAAATTGACCGCCTGAATATCTTCCAAGGGAGATTCTGCCGTCTGGCATTCCTCCAGCATCTATCCGGTGGGATGGGATAATTTGGATCTGCGGGTATCCATCGCGGGTGCTTGTGAAATACTCGAAAACCTCACCGTCTCTATCCATTGCCACGGAGTCGATATAGAGGTCTGTGACGAAATCATTGTTTCCACCTGCAATGTTGCAAATTTCATACCATTCGTTTTCAAGCCAGTTTTTGGCAATGCGCCCCCACTCGGTATCCATTCCGCGGTAAACCGGGAGGTAGGAATTGCCCACGGAATACATCCCTTTTTGGTCAATTGCTGAAATCAACGGAGGCGAGTTGAGATAAAGAGTTTTGGATGCCGACACCAGCATTTGCCTGTCAGCTTTCGGCACAACCTTTCCAAGGTCGCGGAAATTGCGCGTTTCTGATGGGCGCTCGCCGCCTCCAAGGTTTGCGGACCTTGCGGCTTTCCGGTTAGCTCCTCGCGCCAAGAATGCTGGGCGGCCAAATTCATCGACGATTTGACTCAAAGGAACCTCCCCACTACGGTTTTAGATCCTGCGGTGTCGTTCTCGATCATCGTCATCAAAATTGACAACACGTTGAGACGTTCCTGCGGAGTCGATGAATGAGAAGCCGTGAATCCCTGCCCATTAACCTGACTATTCGTGATTTGCATCCCACCGTTTCCGCTTGTAATAGAAGCAGTTAGGGCGAGAAAAGCATCCTTTTGCACCTTAATCGCGGCGGGATTTCCCCTAACCGCTTTAAAGATTGCTCGGGCTTGGGCGAATGGCGACATGCCGAATCCCTAACATCCTGCTAGAGAAGTGCAAGCCTTTGTTTTGTTAGCCCGTTAGGAATCCGCAGACTCAAACGTGAATACCTTGAACATGAGCGCGGAGGCTAGCGCGTAAAGTTCGCAATCTCGCCCGTGGTTCGCTCCGAATCGGTCCCATTTTTTCACTTCTCGGCCTCGTGCGTCTGCGGTTGTGACTAACCGTTCGCCGTTGAGGTGCTTCTGGTAGGTCGGCGGTGCGTCGTCATACGCCAGCCATTCAGCGCCCTCGCCGTTAATTAGACGTTGGACGGTGGGCGCATCATGTATGCCAAGGCTGGCGCTGGCGAAAAGTTGGAGCAGCATCAAAACTTCCGCCCCGGCA